CCCGGGATGCGCAAAGCCTTGTTCAACAAGATCAAGGCATCGGCAACTCAGGGTACAGGTGCGGGGCAGTGGTCGGCCCGTAAAGCGCAGCTGCTGGCTAAGCAATACAAGGCTCGGGGCGGGGGGTATCGAGATTGAAGGCGCCGCAACAGTCGCTCAAAGACTGGGGTTCGCAAAAGTGGCGCACCAAGTCTGGCAAACGCTCATCGGATACAGGTGAGCGGTATCTGCCATCGGCGGCAATCAAGTCCCTTTCACCGCAGGAATACGCCGCCACGACGCGGGCCAAGAGAGCGGGCAAGGCAGCAGGCAAGCAGTTTGTAGCGCAACCCAAGAAGATAGCCCAGAAAACCGCAAGGTATCGGTGATGCATCTATAACACTGTTATAGATGGCTAACTACTTACGAAGGGAAAAGCGGCGCAAGCTGCCAGGAATACCGCATCATGACCACGACCGGAACGACGACCTTCAATCTGGACTTGGCAAACCTCATGGAGGAGGCGTTCGAGCGCGCGGGCGGGGAAATCCGGTCGGGTTACGACGTTCGGACGGCACGAAGAAGCCTGAACCTTCTGACAATTGAGTGGGCCAATCGGGGCATCAACCTGTGGACGATTGAGCAAGGTCAGATTCCGCTTAACCAGGCGCAGATTGCCTATCCGTATCCGCCCGATACGATTGACCTGCTTGACCATGTAGTGCGCACCCAAACCGGGATCGGCCAGACGGACATCAACATTACGCGGATCTCTGTATCAACGTATGCCACGATTCCCAACAAGAACGCGCAAGGTCGCCCCATTCAAGTGTGGATCAATCGGCAGTCCGGCTCGATTGCCAAGACCACCTACACGTTAAGCGGCAGCATTGGGATAGCGGACACGACTATTACGCTGAGCGCAGCGCCTACGGATTTCCCGGAGGTCGGGTTTGTCAACGTAGGTTCGGAAACCATTCAGTACACCGGCATCAGCGGCGTGACGCTTACCGGATGTCTCAGGGGGCAGAACAACACTACGGCAGCAAGCCATTCCAGCGGCGCGGAAGTGTTTCTGAACAATCTCCCCAGCATCAATGTGTGGCCATCACCCAACCAGAGCGACTTCTATACGTTCGTGTACTGGCGTCTGCGGCGGGTCAATGATGCGGGGAATGGGCGCAATGACCAAGACATCCCGTTTAGGCTGCTGCCATGTTTGGTGGCGGGCTTGGCGTACTACATTGCCATGAAAACGCCAGAGGGGCAGGCGCGGCTGGATCGGTTAAAACTGGACTATGAAGAGCAGTGGCTTCTGGCGTCGTCAGAAGACCGAGAAAAGGCGGCGCTTCGTATTGCGCCACGGCAGATGTTCATCTAAGGTGACGTATGCCCAACCGCTTTGCCTCTGGCAAGTACGCCATATCGGAGTGCGATAGATGCAGCTTTCGGTATCCACTCAAGATGCTTCGACAGTTGGTCATCAAGACCAAAAACGTCAACCTATTGGTGTGCCCGACGTGTTGGGAGCCGGATCAGCCGCAGTTGCAGCTTGGAATGTATCCGGTGGACGACCCGCAGGCGCTCCGCAACCCGCGCCCGGACACGAGCTACCTCCAGTCTGGGTTGAACGGCTTGCAGACGGACCCGCTGACGCTGCCGACCAACAACGTCTACGCCTTCGGAACCCCGGAGGGTGGCAGCCGAATCATCCAGTGGGGGTGGAACCCTGTTGGGTTGAACAATCCACTAAGCCTGGCCGGTTTGCAGGATAATCTGCAAGCCACAGCACAGGTTGGTTCAGTAACGGTTTCTACGACTTAGGAGTCATCATGAACAAATATCTGTCGGGCGGCGACGTCAAAAAAGTTAAGAGCATTGCAAAGGCGGAAGTAAAAGGTCATGAAAGCAGAATGCATGGAAAAGGCTATGCCAAAGGAGGCGTTACTTCTTTGCAGCGCAAGGAGCTGGGGCGTGGGATGGCCAAGGTCGCCAATCAACGCAAGCCGAGCTTCGTTTATCGCAAAAGCGGGAGCAAATGATGAGCAAGGCAAACGACAAGTTCCAGTTCTTCTCGGCGGACACCAAGGATCCAATCAACAAATACACGCAGCCCAAGCCGTACACGGACGCGATGGGTGAGAACGGGTACCCCAACAACATCCCAAACACACAAACCATGCGTACTCGCGGCACCAAGAATACGACTCGCGGCTACGGCAACAGCGTCAAGATGGGCTGAGATGAACTACTCGACCCTGTTTGAAACGATCAAGGGGTATGTTGAGAATGACTTCCCCGGGACGACCTGGACCGACTCGGCCGGCACAGGAACGGTGACGTTTACCCAGAAGGAGCAGATTGACACCTTCATCAAACAGGCCGAGCAGCGCATCTATAACACTGTTCAGTTGCCGGCGCTTCGTAAAAGCGTGACAGGGAATTGCACGATCAACAACAAGTATCTTGCAATGCCATCAGATTGGCTGGCGATGTTCTCGCTTGCCATCATTCGAGCTGATCAAACGCAGGATTACTTGTTGAACAAAGACGTAGAGTTCATCCGGTCCATGTTCCCTGATCCAACGGACAAGGGCGAGCCAACGCACTACGCGATCTTTGACAACAACACAATGATTCTCGGCCCGACGCCGGACGCTTCGTACAACATGGAGATGCACTATTACGGCTATCCAACGAGCATCGTAGACGCCGTAAGCGGCACGACGTGGCTAGGGGATAACTTTGATAGTGCGCTGTTGTACGGATCGTTGCTAGAGGCGTATACGTTCATGAAGGGCGAAGCAGACGTGATTGCGGTGTACAAATCCCGGTATGACGAGGCGCTTGCGCTGCTGAAGCTGCTTGGTGATGGCAAAGACCGCCGCGACACCTACCGTTCTGGCCAAGTTCGATACCCGGTGACATGATGAACTTTGAAGCTATGATGCCCATGGTGGGCGGTGTGCAGGTGCAGACTACTTCGCGGCGTGGTTTCACGCCAGAAGAAGTTGCCACCAGGTGTGCGGACAAGTTGATCTCAATTGGGGACCAATCGCATCCCGCCATCCGGGAGCAGGCGCGCGCATTCAAGCAACAGATCCACTCTGTGGTGGCGTTTTACATTCAGGATGCCGTTAGAAACGACCGGCACACAATTGCGATGCGCCTTAGAGAAGCGGGGCATCCCGAACTTATCAAAGTGCTTCTGGAGAATTGATCATGGCATTTACTGGCAACTTCATGTGTACCAGCTTCAAAGTGGAGCTGATGAAAGGTGTTCACAATTTCACGGCCAGCACCGGCAACACGTTTAAGTTGGCTTTGTACACCAATAGCGCGTCGTTTACTGCGGCCACTACGGCGTACACCACCAGCAACGAGGTGACAGCGAGTGGATCGTATGCAGCTGGCGGCGGGGCGCTAACCAACATCACGCCGACAAGCACGGGGACCACGGCGTTTACCGACTTTGCGGACTTGTCCTTTACAACCGCAACCATCACGGCGCGTGGCGCGTTGATTTACAACGACTCCGCTACTGGCGATCCCAGCGTGGTGGTGTTGGACTTTGGGTCAGATAAGACATCGACCAGCGGCACGTTCCAGATCATCTTCCCTGCGGCGGATGCATCCAATGCCATCATCCGAATTGCGTGAGCTAGGACTCAAATGTGGCTAATGTTGTTGTCCCGCTTGGAGGCTGGGGCGCACTAGCTTGGGGTGAGGCCGGCTGGGGGCAGGGCGCCGTCAGCCTAGTGGGAACGGGGGAAGTTGGGTCAGTAGAAGTAGCAGCAAGTGCAGATGTACCAGTAACGGGAGAGTCTGCAACTGGCCAGGTAGGAGCGGTTACCGTTACCGCAGACGCAAACGTCTCACTAACGGGCGTTGAGGCTACAGGGGGTGTAGGGCAGGTAAGTGTTGTTGGCACGGCCCAAGTAGATGTAACAGGGGTTAGCGCAACCGGGCAAGTTGGCACCGTTCAGGCAACAGGCGACACTGACGTTCCGGTTACCGGGCTGCAAGTCGCAGGGCAAGTTGGTTCTGTTGCGGTTACAGGGTCGGCAGTAGTTGATGTTACTGGGTTGCAGGCTACTGGGCAGGTAGGAACCGTTGAGGCCATTGCATCGGTTGATGTAACGGTGTCCGGGCTGGAGGCAACGGCAACAAGTGGCGCGGTATCAGTAACAGGTTCGGCAATAGTTTCCCCGACAGGCGTAGCCGCTATCGGTGAAGTTGGATCTGTTCTAATATGGGGACTTATTGATGAGAACCAGATTCCCAACTGGGGCAACATTGATGACAGCCAGATTGTTGTGTGGACATCGATTGATCAAAGCCAAGCAACCGCTTGGTCGGCAATAAATGATTCTCAAAGCGTCGTTTGGTCAGAGATTGGAACGGCGCAAACACCAGACTGGCAAGATATAGTCCAAGCCGCATAGAGGAAAACCATGACTGTTAACTACACCACGTTGCTTGGCCTGGCAAAGCCGGTCACCGGCACCGAACAAGGCGATTGGGGCGACGTTGTTAATGATGAGATCACGACGCTCCTAGAAGACGCCGTAGCCAACTCGGTGTCTATCAGCGTGACCGCAGGGGATCCGCCTGCGCTAACAGACACCAACGGCGCCACCAATCAAGCGCGGATGTCTACGCTGATCATTACGGGGTCGCCTGGTGTAACGAGAAATATCGTTGCCCCAAGTCGGGCCAAGATTTATCAGGTCATTAACCAATCAAACGGCGCGGTGGTGATCAAAGGCACGTCAACCACCGGCGTGACAATTGCGGCTGGAGCGACCGGGACGGTTGCGTGGAACGGGTCAGACTTCATTGAGATCGGCTCCACAAGCAGTGGGCGCACGTTTAACGGAAATGTGACCGTCAACGGCGTTATCACCGCCCAAGCAGCGGCAACGCAGGATGCTGTCAAGCTGCAAGGACGAGCTGGCGGATCATCGTCGTATGCAGTAACGATCACGCCTACTACGCTCACGGCTAACAGAACGATCACGGCACCGGATACTGCCCTGACGTTGGCGGGGATTGATGTTGCGCAGACGTTTACGGCAGTGCAAACGTTCACGCCCGCAGCCCGGACGTCGGG